TACTGAAACTACGATGTCATAGATACGGCAATCTGCTATGTTTGACAAATTGTCAAGAATAGCTTGCCAACGTAAGTTACCCTGTGCTAATGTTAGGGCTTGAGCGGCAGTTAAAGTTGAACCGTTTGTATACGCTGTATTGTTCCAATCGTATGGCCAAACACCGCCGCCGTTAGTATTACCCGTAGCTATTGGGTAATTTGTTGTATTTGTAGTGATAACCACGCGATAAACGCCTGGTGATAACTGGTTTGAGTCTAAATTAAATCCTGATCCGGCCATGATGGGCTCCTATGTATATTAGGTATTTATCTGTAAATAGCCTCTAATGCTCATTATACACAGAGGCTATTGAGATTGCAAATTATTTGAAAATAATCATAGCCATTAAGCCAGCTTGTACAAAAAAGCCAAATCCAATGGTTACAATATTTAAAAAGTCCTTTTGAATAGCGGCTTTGATAAAAAAGCAAAACAATCCAGCCCATGCAAACAATACTAGATCTACAGGGGGCATTTTTTCAGTTAGTCCTGTTAGGACTGCTAAAAGCGTAGGAACAGTGGCTAGATGCATTAGAATAACTGCTACCCAACCCATTGTTTCTGCACTTACATGCGGAGCATGTTCTTTGATGTTTTTAACCCATAAATCTAGATCAAATAAATCATGTATTTTAGACTTAATTGTTTGTAAAATTACTGCTGTGTTCATAATTTTTCCTTAGTGATAAAAGACATGATGTCCAATTTTGGCTATGGGTTTCTTGCCCCAGCCAGGGTTAACGTAATCTGCATGATAATATAGCGCATTGTTTAGGTCTCTTAAACGGAATCCTTCTAACAATACTTTTTTGGCTACTTCCATACTTTCTGTATACACAGGGCCGTTCATGGGCTTCTGGCTACCAGCGGCAGTACAGTACCAGCTAAACTGGCAAAATACTTTTTGGTATACAATATTTTTTTGATAAACTACACCGCAGATATCGCTTGGGAATTCTCCGCTTTCGGTGCGATTTATAGTGACTTGCGCAACTGCTACTTTACCTTCGAAAGGTTCATAGCCTGCTTCATAGTAAATGTTACGAGCTAGACAATCCAATTGTGTTTGTCTCATTTGGGCTGTAACTGGACTCGCTTCTGTGCGAGATTGTTTGAGTGTTTCGAATTTTTTCGAAACTGCTACTTGTGCTACTGCTAATATACTTATTGCTACCAATAAGTTTACTGCTATTTTGATAATGCGTATCATTGTTTTCTCCTTTACGCTGGATGAGGTATCGCTAGTACCGTCATTGGTTAATGTTTGGCTGTTTCCGTTTCTCCTTAAGTTAGCCTTTTTATGTCCCAAAACTTTTGGGTGCAATATATAGTTATCATCTGAGTAACCAGGTAATATACTATTATTTTGAATGGGCACTATTTATCTCCTCATTCGGGAGATATCTACTGCCTGTTCATCACTAAAAACCGGCACTGCGTTGCTTTTATGCATGGTTGCAATACCTTTTACTTTAGTTCCTGTGTAGACTTTGGCTGGTGCTAGCGTAGCATTGCCTCCGCCTGTATCTCTGCTCTTGATATGAGCTGTGGTGTTACGACCTTCTGGAATAGTCAAACTGTATCCAGTGGACATCAAACTACCTGCACTCATAGCACGGGCACGTTTTTTATTTTCTTGTTCAATACCTTGACGTTTGAGCAATTCTTTCCAACTTTCGTCCAATTCTCTAGCCTTTCTAGCATGTTCTGCCGAAGCAAACTTCTTTTTGCCTTTCTTTTTGCCTGTAGTTGAATACATAGGCGGTAGCAAGTGCATACTCAAAATATTCTCCAAAAGTTATAACAGTACTGCTAGTATACAGTAAATTTTGAACTATGTCAATCAGGGATTATACTCGAAAACTTTCGCCACATCCACAACGGTCACGCTCGTTTGGATTGGTAAATTCGAATCCTTCGTTAAGTCCATTCCGGACCCAATCTATAGTTAGTCCAGTAAGATACGGTTCATCTTTATGACTAACTAATACGCAGAAATCATTGTGAGCGTAATTTGTCATACCAACTTCTGCTTCGTATTTGTCTACATATTCTAGCACATACGCTAGTCCACTACAGCCAGTTGTTCTTACACCAACACGAATGCCGACGCCTTTACCTCGTCGTTCTAAGTTTTGTTTAATTTTTTTACTGGCTGTGTCGGTTACGGTAATCATCGATTGCCGCCTTTATTGCGTCTTCTGCGAGGATTGAGCAATGGATTTTAACAGGTGGAAGAGCCAGCTCTTCGGCGATGTCGCTGTTTTTAATACTTCTCGCCTCGTCAAGAGTTTTTCCTTTGACCCACTCTGTAACGAGTGAACTAGAAGCGATTGCGGAACCACATCCGTATGTCTTGAAACGAGCATCTCTAATAATACCATCTTCTACCTTTATTTGTAATTTCATGACGTCACCGCAGGCAGGTGCACCAACCATGCCAGTACCGACTGTAGGATCGTCTTTTGAAAAAGATCCTACATTTCTCGGATTTTCATAATGATCAATAACCTTGTCTGAGTAAGCCATTTTAGTTTGGTACTAGAACTGTTCTGTAGCAGTTACATCCAGCATCTAATATAGCTTCCCAATGATAGCCAGCTGGTTGTGGCCAATAGGGTGCGGCTGGAGGAGGTGCTACCGGTTGAGGTTGAACTATAACTACATCGGGCTGTCGTGGTCGACCGATTTCATATCCAATAACTCCACCGACTACTGCTGGTACTACCCAACCGTAGCCTGGGCGATAGACATAGTGTCCGCCACCGTGATGCCATCCTTCCGCATGAGCATCTGAAGTATAAGCAAATAGAGCACTTAATGCCAAAATACTGGCAAAAATTGAACTAATGATTAGCTTGGATTTCATTTTGTTTCTTTACGAGCGTTTTTAACTGCTGTAACATCGTTACGAGTTTCTTTGCAGGTTTTAGCCAATTCTTGCAAATGTTTACGTACACGAGTACCTGCGGCGCTTACACCTTTATCGTAAAACTTTTCAAAATCTGCTTCCATTTCTTCTACGATTTTGGTAAACTCTGAATATTTGTTTGTGCTCATAAAATCTCCTTTGTTGAACTACAGTTGTAATTTAGCATTATCTACAGTAATAGTCAATCGTATTGATTAACCTGCAAATACAGTTTGGCTAGCAGAAGATATCAAATGTCCATTACTCATAGAATCCGATAATCTTGCTACACCTTTATCCTCGGCAAATACAGTTGATGAATGACTTAGTACGTTTGCGCCTTTTGAATCTACCGAAAGTCCTTCTACTGCAACTAGTTTATCTTCAATTATGACAGTGGTAGTGCCTGAAGTAATTAGCCCTTCAGTTGTTGAATCACTTTTTCTAGCTACGCCTCTATCAGCCATATATTATTTGATAATGGTTGGTGTTGGTGGGCCGCCTGAAGCAGGCGCAGTAGATGCCGCTTCTGCTCTGGCCGTTGCTTTTGCCACACTTGCATTACCTGCGGCAATTTTATCGCTTACAAAAGTAGTAGCACTCTTCTGCCATGCGGTAATCTGGGCTAATAAATCTGCGCCGGTACTTGTTGATGCGAGTAATGTTTTACCTAACCCTACTGCGGTAGTTGCGGCATTGGTAACAGCCGATGTTATCAAATTACCAGCAGTTGCTTGTGCCGTTAGCGTACCGACGTCGGTTGCGGCTCCTGATACCTGTTTAGTATAGGCGTCGTCTTTAACTTCTACAATAGGTAAGTTAGCTTCTGTTCTAGTAGTATTGGTCGTAGTTTGCACAAATTGATTATGTTTAATTTGATCAGCTAGAGCCATCTGCTGTATAGCAAGTGCAGTTGCTTGGAAACCTGTACTAGCAGTGATTGCTTTATTCACAATGTCAGCGGCTTGTAACACTGCTGTTGATAATTTGTCAACACTAACGTGTAACTGATTTAAATCGCCTTTGATCTCAGCTAGGGTTTTTCCTGTTGCGCCGCCAATTGCTGAAATTGACCCAGGTTGCACATCTTGTCCGCCTGCTCCGCCATTCAATGCCGCTTGTATTGCCTGTAACTCTACTGCAATATTTAATAATGGAAATGTAGGATCATAAGTAAAGCCATTTATTGTTGTTACGCCAGAACTGGTTACCAATATAGGCATAGCCATAGCTTGTGCGCCCATTGGATCAAGTGGTGGATTTGATGGAATAAATGGCATAATAAAGTCCTAAAACAATATTTATACTAGCTTAATGCCGGTGGTATTTTGAATATAAGTATCTGCGGCATCTTTACCCGTTGGGGCTAGTACCATTACTGTGCCTTTAAATATTTCAATATCTGCTTCTGGCTCTGTAGTAAACAAAAAGGGAACTAAAGCTATGCCTTTTTGACTTGCGGTCAACACCAACGGTTTTGCTACTTTGATACTCGTTGCAGTTTCTTCTATTAGTTTAGCGACAATCTCTTCGCCCGCAGTTGTTTTAATTGTTACAACTTCACCTGATGCTACGCCTTTGTTAATTAACATATTATACCTTTTCGAAATGTTTTTTGAGTTCTGTGAACCCGCCTATGTAATTATCGTCTAAAAATATCTGTGGTAAAGTTCTGGCAGTAGGTACAGCTTCTAATAACTGCTCTTTGGTCCAGGTTGTTTGAACATTGCGTTCTTCGTATTCGATACCTTTCATTTCTAGCAAGGCTTTGGCCTGTACACAAAATGGGCAGGCGTTTTTACTCCATACAATAGCTTTCATTTTATTCCTTATAATGTTGGTAATTCATCGTAGTCAAGCACATCACTCATGACTCCGATAACATAGTTAGTTGATTCACTTTCCTGTAGTGCAGTTTGTTTACTGCTGGTGTTAACGTGTTTGTTAAACCAAGGAATTGGAGTTGATTTAGGAGCAGTAGCTTGATATTTGATACCAATTTCTTTTAATGCTCCAACTGCTGTGTAATCAACAAAATCACGCAGGATGTTTGCATTTAAACCAATCACTGGACCTAGCTTAAACAAATAAGTAGCCCAATCTTTTTCTTCTCGGATAACATCCATATATAGTTTGTATACTTCCTCTTCGCACTCTTGTTTGGCCTGTGCAAAGCGTGGATCTTCTTTGACCACTTGATTAATTAAAAATGCTGTCCAGCCTTTGTGTAGTAGTTCGTCTTGCAGGATCAAACTGATAATGTTACCGTTACCAATAAAGATCTTGTTCTCTACCATAGCAAGACTCGTAGCAAAACTAACCATAAAGCGAAACGCTTCTAGTGCATAGCTTGCATGTAGTGCCATCCAAATTGCACGGATATGTGTGCTTTCAGGAACTTCTTGTCCTAATTCTTTAGCGCAATTTAAATGATGCAGGTCATCATAGTACTTGCCTACACTACTGGCCATATCTACAATTTCACTCGTCTCGTGGATTGTATTGAATACTTCCTTGGGTACATTATAGATATTACGAATAATATGACTATAGCTACGTGAATGAATATTTGTTTCAAAGAATGTCCAATTATAAACTAGAGATTCTAATTCTGGTAAACTAACAACTGGTGTAAAGATTTGGCTTGGGCCGCGTCCTTGTAAACTGTCCAGTGCTGTTTGACGCAACAAGTTACTGGTAAAGATATGTTTAACAGCATCGCTAGCATCTTTGAAATCATTTGAATCTTTACTTAGACTAATTTCTTCAGGTACCCAAAAAAATCCACGAGCTGTTTTTTCAAAGTCAACAATTTTATTATATTTTACTTCTTCAAATCGTTGTATAGTAACTGGGCCAGATGGATCCAAAAACATCTTACGACTAAGATAGTCTGTTTTTGTCTTTAAATTATATTGTTCTTTGCTCATTAATATTTTCCTGATGCAAGCACTATCTTGCAAATATGTTCTAATCGTTCAATATGTTCATAGGCACGCCATGGGCTAGTGTCAATGGAAACTACTCCATGTCCTTTTATACCTACAATATCATAGGCAATATTACCCATGCTGTCTAATTCTAATTTTTCAAAACACTGGTTGGCTAGTTCCTGACTAATAGGAGGAACGTCTGGTACATTAGGTGCGACTTTTGTATAGCGATTCAGTTCTGGAAAATCTTTACTAATAGTGCTAAGGTCGATACCGGCATGCATAGCGGCAATACAGTAAGTTGGATGTATAT